CGTCGACGCCATGCTCGCCGGCAAGCCGACGGTCGTCGGTGATCGGGGCGGCATGGCCTGGCCGGTCGCGGCGCACCACATCGGTGGCGAATGCCTGGCGGCCTACCGCGAGGCGTGGGCCTGGCGACTGTCCTGGAAGCAATGGACGCTGGACGAGATCGCAAGCGGCAAAGCCCTGGTCGGAATTGTGGAGGTGTTGCGTGCCAGTGGATGTGAAGATCGAGGGGCTGGAGCAGATCCAGCGAAAACTGTCGGCAATGACGGGCAAGCCCGGGCGGGCCGCCATGTCGTCGGCACTTCGCTCGGCGGCGAACCAGGTCAAGAATCAGGCAGTCCGGAACGCGAAGCAGCTGGATGATCCGTCAACGCCCGAATCGATCTGGAAGAACATCACCGTTCAATCGGGCCGGTACGCAGCCAGGGGTGATCTGCTGATGCGGGTCGGCGTGAAGGGCGGCTCGGCAAAATACGCCAACAACGCACGCAACAAACGCAAGGGCCGCGCGGGCAAGACTTACCAAACGCTCGGCTCGAAGAGCAATCCCGGCGGCGATACGTGGTACTGGCGCTTCCTGGAGTTCGGCATTCCCAGTCGCGGCATTCCGGCGAAGGGATTCCTGCGCAAGGCAGCACAGACGGCCGCGGATCGCGCCATCAATGTGTTCATCGACAAGGCGCCGAAGAACCTGGACAAGGTACTGGCGAAGCCCTGATGTATCCGGACATCTTCACCGACGCGGCAGTCGATGCACGCGTGCAGGAACTGCTTGGTTCGGAACCCGTGCGCTTCTGGCCGTTCTCGTATGCGCCGCAGAACGAACAGCGACCGTATGCATTGCACCAGCTGGTCTACGGCACGCCGGAAAACACGCTCGCCTGTGCACCGGACATCGACCAGTTCGGCGTACAGGTCGATGCGTATGCACGCACCGTCACCGAAGCGCGCTCTGTCGCTGAGGCACTGCGCGATGCACTGGAAAACGTCTGTCATCTGGTCGCCTACAACGGCGAAGGATGGGAGATCGACACGGGCCTGTATCGAGTCGGCCTGACGTTCGAATACTGGACCAATAGATCGTAGAAGGACCTTTTTTCTTCTTCGCCGTGAGGCGAGACATCCCTTTGCTGGAGTATCAAAAATGTCTGTACGTACTCAGGGAACGCAGCTTTACGCCATCGACCCTGCGGATGGCTCAGTGATCACGATAGGCTGCCCGACCACGATAGAGGGCATCGACGCCTCGGTAGAGCAGGTGGAAGTCACATGCCTCGACTCGCTCGCGCGTGAGTATGTCGCAGGCATGCCGACACCGGGATCGGCGTCGTTCGGCATCAACTACGATCCGGCCGATCAGTCGCACCTCGACATCGAAGCACTTTACCTGGCCGGCACCTCGACCAAGTTCGCCATCGGCTGGTCGGATGGGACCGGCATCCCGCCGACGACCGCGCTCGACACCGACGGCGACTGGGATTTCGTGCTGCCGACCACGCGCACCTGGACGACCTTCGAAGGCTTCATCAATTCCTTCCCGCTGTCGTTCGCGCTCAATTCCGTAGTGCAGTCGACCGTCGGTATCCAGGTGTCTGGCGCCCGCGAGACGACCCCGAAGGTCAGTTAATCGGCGAGTAAATCCCTACGACGGGCGTCTGCGGGCCTTCGCCGAGGATTCCCGGCCCGTCACTTAATGCACGGCGAGGCATTGCATGGACTTGAATCAACTGCGCGCGATGGGCGCGTTCGTATCTTCTAAGCCGGTGAAGAAGACTCTCGAGGTCGATGCACCGGTGATGAAACCCGAGAGTGAATGGGCTGATCCGGAAGTACCGGAAGCGACAGGCGAGTATGAGCCTGCGACGATCGACGTGTATTTCAAGCGGATCAGTTCAGCGGACCAGCTTGCGTTCGCACGCGCAAAGCAGGAAGACCACAGTCACTTGATCATCTACACCGTGGTCGTTCATCCAGATGGCCAACAGATGTTTGAATCACTTGAGCAAGTGAAAACACTGGCAAGCTGGATCATGTTCCCGCTGATCATGGCGGTCGAGGAGTTCAGCCCAAAAAAATAGAACTGAGTGTCGAAGATGAGTTCTGGATCGAACTCGCTTTGGCACTCGGCGGCCGCACCCCGGAAGAATGGCAACACGCCATTGATATCGAATGGCGCGAAAAGATCATCCGCTATCGCGATAAGTTCGGGCCATTCAATCGAAACTACCGAATGGACCTGGCAGTCGCGCGTGCGCTGACCCCATTCTGCAAGGGCCTGAAGCCCTCCGACTTCATGCTGTGGCCGATTGAGGAACCGGAGCCGGAAGCGAATATCGAGCACATCATCGAACGGATCGGCCGGCAAAACGACATCATCGCAATGCGCAAGGGGAAGTAGGTGGCGGCAACAAAATCCCTCGGTCGGCTGGTCATCGACCTGCTGCTTCGGACCGCAGGCTTCGAGCAGGGAGCAACGAAAGCCTCGAAGCAGATGGAGGGCTTACGCCGGCAGGGTGACGACCTGGCGAAGTCGCTGACCCACCTGGCGGCACAGTGGCTTTCCTTCGGTGCGGTGGTCGCCTCGGTCGCCAAGGGAATGCGGCTTGGCGAAGAACTGGCGGAGACGTCCGAACAGCTCGGGATCACGACCGAAGCCTTAAGCGCGATGCGCCATGCTGCACGCCTGACCGGCGTCGAATCCGCGCAACTCGAGACCAGCCTCACCAAGATGTCCCGCGGTATCGCGGAGGCCGCGACGGGATCGGGGGCCGCGGCTGACGCGCTGGAAAAACTCGGCCTGTCGGCAGCCGAATTGAACCGGCTGTCTCCGGACGAGCAGTTCCGCCGCATCGCAGCCGAGCTCGACAAGATCTCGTTGGCGGGGGATCGGTCTGCCATCGCTTTCGACATTTTCGGCCGCAACCAGGGCATCCTGCGCACCCTCAACCTCGGCGCGGAAGGCCTCGCCAAAGCGGCCGAGGAAGCCGAGCGATTCGGCCTGGCGATCACTGGCATCGAAGCTAAGCAGATCGACGAGGCGGGCGATGCCATCGACCGCATGAAGTCGGCGAGTGAAGGCCTGTCGCTGACGCTGGCATCGAACTTCGCGCCCGCCATTGAAGCTGCCGCCAACAACCTCACAGACCTGCTGGTCGGAATCCGCAACTTCATTGATGCGACCAGCTTCCTGGATGAGATGGCGTTCGGCTTCGAGACGCCGATCGAGACCTTGTCCAAGAGCGAGATCGGTCCGCGCATCGAACTCATATCCGACCAACTCAGGATCTGGAACGCCGAGCTCGAGAAGCTCAAGGAAGGCGGCCGAGCCGTCGATCTGTTCGGGACTGCCACGGCACACGCCGAGGAAAAGGTCGCGAGTCTCACGGCCAGGCTCGCGGCATTGGAAGGCCGGCGGACGCAACTGGAAAGTGACACCGGCCCAGTCAGCCGTCGCGACCCGGCGGATGCCTTGCGTTCACTGCAGGAAACGGATCGCGAGCTGACGCGCATCCTTGAGAAGCAGTTCGATGCGGCGAACCAGCAGCAGAAAGGCATCGACGCCGCACTGGAAGGCATCTTCACCCGCGAGCAGGCAGAGATCGCGGCGGCACTGGAACGGGAGAAGCTGCGCGAGCAGGAACTGCAGAGCGTCGTGGACTTCTTCAAGACGCGCGAGCAGATCGAGATCGAAGCGTTTGCACGTCGTGCAGAAATCATCCGCAAGAGCACCGAAGAAGGCAGCATCGAACAGGAGGCCTTGCTCGATGCTAACGCGCGGGCGCGTGCCGATCGCATCGTAGAGCTGGAAGAAGAAACACAGGCGCGGATCAACCAGGCGGTGCTGGATGGCAGCGCCACCCGGGCGCAAATCGAAAAGGCATCCGGTAACCTGCGCGCGCGCGCGGTGTTCGCGCAGCTGGACATGATGACGCAAGGCATTGCGACGCACAGCAAAGCCGCCTTCGCGATCAACAAGGCGGCAGCGATCGCCGGCGCAATACTGAAAGCCAAAGAGTCGGTAGTCGATGCCTACGAGTTCGGCACCAAGTACGGCGGTCCTGCTCTCGGTGCCGTGATGGCAGCAATCGCTGCGGCCGCCACCGCGGCCCAGGTAAATGCGATTCGCTCGACGTCATTCGGCTCCGGCTCGACGCCGTCGGCCGTCGGTACGACTCCCACCCTGAACGGCCAGCCGATACCGGATCGCGGGCCGGGTACGGATACGGCAAGGCCCGCGTCGCCGCCGATCATCGAGATCGTCGTCCACGGCTCGATCCTCACCGACGATGCCCTGAAGTCGAAGCTCTCCGAACTGTTTGACTCCGACAACGTCATGATCGGCTCCAACACCCGGCAGTCGGCGGTCATCCGGAGCGGCAACCAATGATCGTCACCTACATCGCCACCCGCTCGCTGATCCCCGGTCACACGCTCGGCACGCCGTACTCGCTGGAGGTCTGTCTGGTCTCGGCTGATCCCACCATCGAAGGCCGGCGCGTCGACCAGGTGGCTTTGTCGGGGCGGCGCGAATCTCTGTTCTGGCACAAGCGGGATGGCTTCGCCGTC